GATTATCGCAACCTCCACTGATCAATCTAATGCACCACAAATAAGAAATCTGAGAGTTCTGTCATTCGCATAATGAAAAATCATATACCAGTTGAAGGAAAGGATGGGTATTTCAGAGATACCCATTCTGGTGCTATTGTGAATAAAAACAATCTTGAATTTCAAGCCTATGCAAAAAATAGGGATAATTTGAATAAAGAAAAGAAAAAGTTGGAAAAACTTCAATCCGAAGTTACCGATTTAAAAACTGATATGAATGAAATTAAGTCAATGCTTAATTCCATCACTGACTTATTAAATAAATAACCATATAGATAGGTCTAATTATAGATGGCACAGCCAAGTACTAGACAAGAACTTATTGATTATTGTTTGAGACAGTTGGGTGCTCCTGTATTGGAGATTAACGTTGCAGATGAACAAATCGAAGATCTTGTAGATGATGCCATCCAGTATTTCCAAGAGAGACACTTTGATGGTGTAGGACAAACATATCTCAAGTATCAAATCACTCAGGCTGATGTTGATAGAGGAAAGGCAAGACCACCTGGCGCACCTTCTGCAGGGTCATCGGTTGGTATTGCTTCGACATCTGCAAGCACTAATATCGTAGGAACAGCAACAACATATACGTACTACGAAAATAGTAACTATCTTCAGATCCCACCTAACGTTATTGGGATCAACAAAGTATTTCAATACGATGATGCTCAGTCAATCAGCTCATCGAACATGTTCAGTTTCAAGTATCAACTGTTCCTGAACGATATCTACTATTGGGGTAACACCGATTTACTGAGTTACTCAATGGCTATGTCGTATTTGGAGACGATGAACTTTCTTCTGAATACACATAAACAGATCAGATTTAATCAAAGAAAGGATAGGATGTATCTTGATGTTGATTGGAGTAATCTGAGAGTTGGTGAGTTTATTATTATCGATTGTTGGAGAACTGCTGATCCTAATGATTATCCTAGAGTTTACAATGACTCTTTCTTGAAACCATATTTGACTGCACTTATCAAGAGACAGTGGGGTCAGAACTTGATCAAATTCCAAGGAGTAAAATTACCTGGTGGTATTGAGTTCAATGGAAGACAATTATATGACGATGCACAAGCAGAACTTGATCGTATTCAGGAGAGAATGTTGAGCACATATGAGTTACCACCTCTTGACATGATAGGGTGATGACATATGTTAAATCCCTTTTTTCTTAACGGTACTAGATCCGAACAAAACCTAATCCAGAGTCTTGTCAACGAACAGTTGCAGATGTATGGTGTTGAGGTTCATTACCTTCCAAGACAGTATGCAACTACAAATACTGTCATAAAAGAAGTCATTGAATCTAATTTCACTGAAGCCTTTCCTTTAGAGGCGTATATTGATAACTACGAGGGTTATACTGGTCAAGGAACTATCCTCTCAAAATTTGGTATTGAAAATAGAGATGACCTTCAACTTGTTATTTCAAAAGAAAGATTTGAAAATTACATCTCACCACTTATCAAAAATCTTTCTGGTGTTGAGTTAAGTACCAGACCAAAAGAAGGTGATCTGATTTATTTCCCACTTGGAGATAGATTATTTGAGATTAAGTTTGTTGAACATGAGCAACCATTTTATCAACTCAAAAAGACATATGTCTATGAATTAAGGTGTGAACTCTTCAGATATGAGGATGAGGTCATTGACACCGATATTGCAGAAATTGATGATGAGATTGCACAGATCGGATATATTCAAACCCTGAATCTTATTGGTGCAGGTAGAACTGCAACAGCAGAGGCTGATGTGTGTCCTTCTGGAGCTGTAAATGTGATAACCATTCAGAATATGGGTAAGGGATTTACTGCTCAACCTGTAGTTGGTTTCTCTTCAGCACCTTCAGGTGGAGTTACTGCAACAGGTATTGCTTCCGTTTCTTATGCATATCCTGCGTGTGATGGTAAGTCTGGAAGAGTGTCGGCAATTCACATTACAAATGCTGGTTGTGGATATACTGTACCACCAATAATCACAGTAAACGGTGGTGGTGGATCTGGATTTGCTGCAACTACTGGTATTTCTACCAATGGTTCTATTCAATCCATTACTGTAACTGATGGTGGTGCTGGTTACTACAAAGCTCCAACTGTTTCTATTGGTAATAGTTCTGGTACATATCCTCTCTTCAGTTCCTCAATCTACTCATTCGATTCTTCTTCATCCACATTCGACTCCCAATTCCCAGATCCAGAAAGACCAGCAGTTGGACTTGCAACAATTACTTCCTCTGGTATTGTTACCGCCGTATACGTCATCGAAGGTGGTGAAGGATTTGATACTACTCCAATAGTCACACTTTCTGGTCCTGCAGTTAACAACATCGTCTCTATTGGTGGAACGTTCATCTTTAATGAGGTTGTCACTGGATCTATTTCAAGCACCACTGCAAGAGTCAAGGAATGGGATGGTGTCAACGATATCATGGAGGTAAGTATTGTAGATGGTTACTTCCAGGTTGGTGAGGTATTGACTGGTCAAGATTCTGGTGCTAAGTACGTCATTGGTGGAACCAATGATGATGATCTTGTTGATCCATATGCAGACAATGACAATATTGAAATCGAGGCTGACGTTATCATTGACTTCTCACAAAGTAATCCATTTGGAATGCCTTGATACAAAACTGTTAAATAGAGGTATACACCTGTAAAATAATGTTTGAGTATTTTTACAACGAGATCTTTAGATCTGTTATCATTGGTTTTGGATCAATGTTTAACGGTATACAGATCAAACATAAAGATGACTCTGATGATACCACAAGTATTATCAAGGTTCCTCTTGCATATGGCCCTACTCAGAAGTTTCTTGCAAGGTTGAATCAGAACCCTGATCTGAATCATCCAACACAGATGACACTCCCAAGAATGTCATTTGAGTTTACCAATCTTGCTTACGATCCTTCCCGTAAGACTACTCAAACACAACAGATGGTCGTCAAATCCTTAGATGGAACTGAGGAAAGAAAGACTTATCTACCTGTTCCATATAATATGACGATTGTTCTTTCAGTTTACACAAAACTGAATGATGACATGTTACAGATTGTAGAACAAATCGTTCCATATTTTCAACCAGGTTACACACTCCCGATTAAGTTCCTGGGTAACTTCAATGAAGTCAGAAATGTCCCTGTTGTCTTAGACAACATTGATATGTCGGATGAATACGAGGGGAACTTCGATACAAGAAGAGCTCTTCTGTATACATTTTCATTCACCGTTAAGACTATGGTCTTCGGTCCTCTCAGAGACGTTTCCAGCGATATCATCAAAAAGGTTTCTATCGGTTACGTTGCTGGTAGTAAGGGTGGTAATAATTACGAAAGAGATATTACATATCAGGTCACACCAAGAGCTCTCAAGGATTATGATGGTGTAGTTGCAACACTTCTCGCAGAGAACGTTGACATGACTGAAACTGTGATTGACGTTGAGAATGGGTCAGCAATCTCTGAAGGATCTTACATCTATGTGGATCAGGAAGAGATGTATGTAGAGACAGTTGCCGACAATAAGATTGTCGTAAGGAGAGCTCAAGATAGGACACCTCTTCAGAATCATGTCAGTGGAACAAAGGTCTTTAATATCAACGCTGCAGATAATGCCATGATTGAACTCGGAGATGACTTCGGGTTTGATGGTACTATTTTGTGAGGTGGGTATGGATAAGTATGAAAAGCTCAATGAAACTTTTGATGTTGAACCCATCGAAGTAAAAAAGGAAGTTCAAAGTGTTGAAAAACAAATCAAAAAATTCGAAAACTCCAACGAAGATATTCGTAAAGACTACGAATATACCAGGGGTAATTTATATTCGATCATTGAAAAAGGTCAAGAAGCAATCAACGGAATCTTAGAACTTGCTCAAGAAAGTGAGATGCCTCGTGCATATGAGGTTGCTGGTCAACTTATCAAAAACGTATCTGACGCCACAGATAAGTTGATGGATCTTCAAAAGAAACTTAAAGATGTAAATGAGGAGAAAGACAAAGGACCTACTAACGTTACAAATAACGCATTGTTTGTTGGGTCAACAGCAGATCTACAAAAAATGCTCAAGAATGTCAACAAAGATCTAAATACTTAAAAAGATAAGAAATGGCTGCCACTCGTGCTGTTAACATTGTAATCCCACAGGGTGCTGACTTCAGTGAAAGTTTTACTTCAACTGAGTCTGATGGATCTCTGACCAATCTTAATGGATTTAGTGGTGTATCGAAATTAAAAAAATATGCAGGATCGCCAACGTCCTTTGACTTTACTCTTGGTATAAACACTACTACATCAAAGGTGTCAATCGCCCTGACGGCTCCTATCACGACACCAATAAAAC